CATCAATAGTTTCTAAATAAACTCCATCACTTCTTTCATTTACTATAAATAAAGTATTCTCAATAAAATCTATATTTAAAATTTTATCTGAAGTAGTAGACCCATAAGTCCATTTGTGCCACGCAGATTGTAGTCTTTTGTTTTGTGCTACGTAATATTGAAATATATATAAAGCGTTATCTTCATCAGAAGACAAAGCTATTAAGATATTTTCAGTAGTAGAAGTAGCAAGTTTGAAAACATTAGCAGGAACAAACTTAGGCACATTAGCTGTAATATCGTCAGCTTTCTTCGTATCTGTATCAGACGCAACGAAAAATTCTCTAACCCCTGAGAAATTTCCTTTATTAAAAGTAAAGAAGACATTAGACCCTGAACCGACTGGTTTAACTCTTTTGTCTGCTTCAAATTCTGTTGTGACATTTATTGATATATTACTTGCAGTTAATGTTGCACCACCAGTCACCATAAACTGTGATTGTTCTGAGAATAATAAAAGTTCTTCATCAAAAGAAACTGCGTTCTGTAGAATACTTACTTTAGTGTGAGTACTTGCAACATCTATTGGGTCAGTATCTAAAGCAGAAGTCACTGTTTCAGCAAAGAACTCAAAGAACTCTCCACTTCTAGACATAATTACATTTTCATCTGCAAGTACACCTAGTCTATTTCTATGAAAGAAAATATCATTTATCTTCTTTCCTATAAAACTTGGGTCAGGTGCAGAGTTTAAGTCTCCTGCTACTCTGCTACCTAACGTGGGTACATCATATGAAGTAGCTGATATAGTATAAGAACTTCCATCTATCTGAGTAAACCTAAAGTTTCCGTCAGCAGTTCTTATTAATAAATGAGGAAATTTTGTATTCTTTATATTTATTGGTGTTGCAGGTTTTACAGTTTCTTCCCAAACATCAGTATTATATTTTACAAAATAATTATCAAAATTATTTGAAGCGTCTCCTGTCACTTCAACAACCATATTGTTAATAGCAGGTTGAGGTAAATCAGAAAAATTCTGTACTGTATCTGCAACAACTTGTGAAGCGTCATCACCAAATCCATCAGAAGCTGATATACTTAATGTTCCTGAAGATTTAACAATAGAAAAACTACTGTCACCAATGTTTGCTAAAGTTATTCCTGACGGACTTCCAATTGCACTTTTTAATCCGTCTCGAATATCTTTAGTGTTTGTGTTTGATGAAGTAAACGTAGTCGTAGTTCCATCAATTGTAATTGAGTATGGTGTGCTATTAACACCTTGTAAAACTGAATAAACTGCTTGTTCTACTTTTGCAGGACTTGTTGTAGTGTCCATTTCATTGGCAATACTTTTATTTAAAACAAATGTATTGTCAGCTACTGTGACTAAAACAAAATCATTCTTTGGGTCTGAAGAAGTTAAGTAAGCAGAAGCACCAGTTTGATTAACTACTGTTTTCTGTGTTCCATCAATATCATAAACTTCAATTGAACCATTCTTTACAATAACAACATATCTTTCGTTTGCGTCTCTATTAATTGTGTGAACAAAACAATTACCAAAACTAGACGAAGATAATTTAGCAATATAATTAGTTGGTGGTCTTTTTTTAAGACCCTCAACAACAGAACTAAATCCGTTTATTTGTGCAGTGGCTTGTGAACTAAGTCTTAGAACTTCTGGTTGCTGACTTACACCCTGAACTAAATTAGGAATTGTTCGTGATACTAAAGGCATTAATAACCTCTATTGTTTCTTGCTATTGTGTATATTTGCTCTGGTGTATCAAAGATTGTCCAATCACCAGTTCTTGCTTCAGCATTTCTTAAAATTGACAATGCTTGTTTTTCATCTTCTTGTGAAAATTTGTGTAAAGTATTTGCACCAAGTGTTCTATCGTGAAACACTCTAGCACTTCTTATTGTAATATATCTTTTTGCTTGTTCAGGTATTTCATTAAAAGCTAATAATAAAACCTGAGTGACATCTTCAAAATTTCTATCAAATATGTCAGTATTTTTTGCCATATTAAATAGGAAGCCATCACGTTGAACTAAATCATAATCAGCTTTGGATACTAGATTTGGGTCTAGTTCTACTCTAACTACGTTAGTTCCTATTGGAATTTTGTTATTTGTATCTCTTGTTAGTGTAGCTTTATAGTGAGTGTTAAAGTGCCAACCTGCTGATTGAACTTCTCTAGCAACTTCTGATAAAACATTTTTTGCTACTGTTCCATCTACTGGTAAAGAACCACTCAAAGAGTTTAATGGTGCTTCTCCAATTGTTGAAAGAATAACATTTACGGCTTCTAATTCCGTACTTCTTGTTGTTGTTGTCATTATGGTAGAAAACTATCGAACCATTGGTCTATTTTCTTTCCTATCCATTTTCTGAATTTACAAAACCAACACATCATTTTTATGTCTCCTTTGAACAACAGGCGTAGATTGTCTGTGTTAATCTCTACGCCTGAAGTTTATCGTCTATTACGATTTGTTAATTGAAACGGCACATTCTGGTCTTAGAATGTTATGTCCAACCATCATTCTTGCAGTCATTAATGTTCCCATTCTTCTTGGGTCATAAGTACTTTCAAGAGTTAAGTCTTTTCTCTTTACAGTTCCTATTGCACCTCTTTGAAAAATAGTTGCAACAACGTCTGAAGCGTTGACTAAGTAATCGTTGTTTTGTCCAGTTGCACTATCAGTAGCTGAGTTTACATAACTCTCTACTGCTGTGTTTGATTTAATTACTGGAACTCCACCGATTGCTACTACTGAACCTTTACCGAAGTCACCGTTGTTAGCTGAGAAATCTCTGCTTACAAGTTTATCAACATTTGCTAATTTGTAGTAAATGTCTGGTGTGACAACCATATATCTCTCGTTTGATGGAACATCATTCTCATCTAACTTTTGGATAGCTTCAAATACGCTTTCAATTAATGAAGTCATATTTGTATCAGCGTCAGCGTCTACGATTTCAGTACCTGCACCAGTGTCACCACTGATATTTGCAGTACTTCTACTCGCTTTAACGATTAGTTGTAGTAAGTGCTTATCAACTTTTTTCGCTAATGCTCTGCCCATTTCATTTGAAAAAATAGAACGAACATCAAAATGATTTTTCAGTTCATCTACTTCAGCAACGAATGTTGAAGAAATTAGCATATCGTCTATGTTGATTAGCTTTTCTGTTTGTTTAACAGTTGAGCCAGTTATCTCATTTCCTGCTGTATGATAGTCTGCTGTAATCTTACCAGTGACTGGAAAAGAAGCAGATTTACCATTTTGAATATTTCTGACAGTAGTCATATTCATCATTTGGTTTTCTCTACCAAAAGCTGATAAAACTTCGCCTGAAAATATTTTTAGGAAAAGAGCATTAGCGTCACCTGTTGCTAGGTTTTGACCTAGTCTTGTTGGTGTAGCGTTTGCCATAGTTTATATTCTCCTTATTAACTATTTATTTATTATCAACTTATCTACTTTCATATTCTAGTTGTCACTCGTAAGTGGCTAAGTTAGATTTTAATAAGTACACCCCTCTTATGAGAAGTGGTGTTCATTTGTGAAATCTTTGAGACATAAACTTCCAAAATTCTTCTTCTGTTGTATATCTCTTTTTCTTTTTATGCTTTGTTTTGCATTTACACTCTTTGCATTTACATTTTTTCTTAGGTGATTTTTGTTCCAAGTTTCCACGACCTCAAAGACCAATACACAGGCGATAACTTTTTATTGCCTTTTACTTTAGCTAGTATTGGGTTCATTCTATCAAAAAATGCTTTACGTCTTTGTGGGTCGTCACGCTTAATACTCATATTAGCGTCACCAAACCTTACGGTTTTAATCTTGTCTCCGTCTTTAACGAATACTTTAAATTTTTTATTACCTTTCGTTTCACGAATAATTTTATTTAATGGTTGATTAGCCACCTCTATTTGCCTTTTTAAATGTTCTTTTCTTAGATTTATTCATTGATGAAAACTTAGGTCTTCTTTTACTTTGACTTGTTTTCTTAAATTTACTTCTAGTTTCGTGTTCTATCTTAGTAAGAAGACTATTCTTCTTTTTTGCCACCTACTTTCCTGCAATTTTAAGTGCCTGTCTGTGAGCAAATTTAAAAGACTTACCTTTATTCATTAAAGCGTTCATCATAGCCATATGTTTTTTGCCGTGATGTTTACTGTGTTTTTTTAAAGTGTCTTTTTGTTCTTTAGATAAAGCCATTATTTAATCTTTAGCTTTTTCTTTTTAGCAATAGCAATTGCAGATTGTTGTTTCTTACTTTTGCTATATTTTTTCTTTGGTTTTTTTCCGTACATTATTTTTTCCCCTTTATGTTTTTAAGAGTAGACATTCCAAAACTTCCTGAGAAGACAATTAGAACTGCCCACCAAAATTCAGTTGGTGCTGATTTAAGTATCTCAAAACCTTTTGTCATATAAGGTTGTGAAAATGGTAGAAAAGTAAAAATAAAAATAGCACTAATTAAAATGGTTAATAGTTCATCTTTAATTGAGTGTTCTTGTTGTCTTACTTGTTCAACAGAAACTGTTTTTACAGCTTCAATTTCTTTTGCTCTAATTATTTTATCTTTCTCCATTTTATGATTAATCCCATCAATGACTTTAGAACCTATCATTCTAGTCAAAGGATTTTTGAGAATAGGTAAAACAAAATTCAACATTAGATTACTGAACTTCTGGCTAATTTATCTTCTACTTCTTTTCTATATGCAGGGTCTTTTTGGTATCTTGGGTCATTCATAGCGTCTGTGACTTGTGCTACAGAACCAAAGACATCAGTGTTTGTATTATCAACACTTCCCTCAAATAAATCTTGTTGTGGATTATCAGCAGACATACCTGCTCTACCCATAAGACCTTGTACTGCCATCTTCACTTGTTCAGTGCTTCCATTATCTATTGTATTATTGAAAGCGTCTTTTTCTGCTTGTGAAAGATTTTTAGAAGACCAGTCTAATAGTTGTGAATAGTTATCTTTTCCACCAACAACTTTCTGAACTTCAGATACATCATTGTCTGCAAGTGCTTTTTGACCTGCAATATAACCATCAACTAAATCTTTAGGTAAACCCAAAGCGTCTAGTTTTTCATAACTTTTTTTTGATAATTCATTTTTTTCAATAAATTCATCATAATATTTATCAAGCTGTTTAACTTCTTCTGGTGAAGCAGTTTCTTCTACTGGTTCAGTAGTTTGTTCTTCTTGTGGTGCTGACATTTTCTTTTCAAGTTCACCATATGCTTTTGCTAATTCTTCAGCAGACTTAAACTTCTCAGGCAACCAATCAGGTCTTGCTTCATTTTCATAAGATTTATCTTCTGAAGATTGTGAAGTATTTTCTGGTTCAGAAATATTTACACTTTCACCATTATTATTAACAACACCCTCATTTGTATTTATACCTTGTTTGGCTAAATCTTCCTGAGATTGTTCTAGTGATTTATTATTACTATCTGGATTTATTTCTACTCGTTCTGTACTCATAATGTTTATTCTCCTTGATTAAGTTGTACGTTGCCCTCACCGTCTACACTTGGACTGACATTAGAGTTGGCTAATTGTTTTCCCATTTCTATCGCCACTCTTGGGTCAGCTAAACTTTGCTGTGCAAACTGTTGTTGTTGAGCAATTTGTTGTTCTTGTTGGATTTGTTCTTCAGTTTTAATTAATCCCTGAGTATCTATTTGGTTTGCTACTGCAAATTTCTTAATAGCATTATCAAGATTAATATATTTACCTAGTGTTTCTGCACCTAAAGTTCCTGCAAGGTCAGATAAGAATTGAAGTAATTTCAACCTATCACTGGCTCTACCGAGTGCTTCCATTCCAACAATGATTTTTGTTTTAACAATATCTTTTGGAAGTTCTGGTAAAAGTTTCTTTTGCCTTAACATAGCTAATTTACTTGTTAAGTAAGGCAATTGAAATTCTGTTGTTAATATTCCATACACACCACCAAGTGCGTCTTGTAATTCGTTAGCAACTAAACTTACTTCTGTTGCTGTCACTCTTTCTGCTTGTCTTTGTACTGAAGCATTTAATAGAAAAGCAAACTGTAATCGTTGCTCTATTCTATTCATACTTTCTAAAGCTACTCTAAAGTCACCAAACTTATTGGCTTGTAAAACTGAAACGTCTCCTGCACTTCCCTCGATTATTGCACCGTTGGGGGCTTTTGCCAGAGCCGAAGCCCTTGTCGTACCTGACGGATTTACCATCAAAAGCATTTTTGCTGAAGCAGAAGAACCCTCTAATATAGAACGTGATAATCCCTCTAAAGATTTAAGGTCTCCAAGATAACTCTCTACGTGACCTCTACCATAATTCATACCATCAATTCTATTAAATCTTAAAGCTATGAATGGTGTTTTATCTAAGTCATAAGAAGTTTGAAAAACAATTTTTCCTTTTACTTCTTGTGAAACTAAAAATTTATTTTTTTGTCTTTCAACACAAGTATATAAATTTATAGTTTTTTGTTCGTCAGTAATTTTATTACCAACTGTTTCTGCAATTTTCTTTGGTAATGTTGTAGGTGATAAACTTTCTTTAATTATAATTTTTAAAACTCTACCTTGATTATCTCTTTTAACTACATAGTTTTCTAATCTGTAAACTCTTAAACCATCTTCAGTTAATTTTAATAAAACATTTCCTGATACAATTAATAATTTTAATGCTTCATAAAATGCAACTCTATCATTATCACTTTCAATACTATCCATTACAGATTTTTCTATTTTAGCTAAACCTTGTTCGATTGTAGCTTTCTGTCTTGGGTCGCCTTGTACTTGTTTATAAACTAAATCATCAACATCTAATCTAAAGAATGGTGCTTGTGGTGGAAATAAAGCTAACATTAATTTACTAGCTAAATTCATCACACCTCTAGAACCTACTGATTGATAAGGTGTTGGATAATTGGTTGCTGAGTTTGAACCTTTTTCTGGTACAAGATATGGAATAGTAAGTTCAGCACTATCTCTTGCTCTCTCTAAATAGATTTCTCTATCTATCTCCATCTTTTGGTACTGACTTTCCATAGAACCTTTGTCGGCTATGGTAGTATTACCAATCTCATATCTCTCCATTATGCACTCGGAATGTTAAGACCACTTCTTGTAAGACCAGAAGTAGCTAGAGGTATTCTTAAACTTCCTCTGCCTACTCGTCTTCTTGCTACTCTTGAAGCAACAGAAGTGTTTCTGCCAGACGCTTCACCTGTTGCAGAAGTCGGTGCTGTCTGCTGTGTAGTAGCATTTGAAACTGTGTTCGTTGGAATTGGAACAGGTTCTGGTGCTGGTGGTGGACTGGGTGCTTTTACTGAAACGCACATATTATTCTCCTTGTATTTTAAATTGTTCAATTAAATGATTTACGACTGACCTTTGTCCTGATTTATGAAAAATCTCTTTGTCTGTGTCTTTTAAATCAGCACATTTGTCAGGAAATAAATTATCTAGATACCGAATAAGTTCTTCACTTATTGTTGGTATTTTTGGATTTTCGTTCATTAGATACTCCTAAAGAGGAACTTAATTCAGACCTCTTACTTGCTATTTCTCCTGCAATTGCTTGATAGCCAACTGCGTCTACATAATCATCAATGTTATGTTCACCTGCTTGTGTTCTAGCAATCTTCAATAAAGACATTAGCTGTGCCACATCTTCAGGTGAAAGAATAATATTTAGTTTGGTTTTGTTTTGTAAATATGCACTCCAAAGTCTAGAGATATTCTCGTGGTTTACTATTTTATTACCGTGAGTTTTATCTCTATCACCATTAACTAACTTTTCTGTCTTCTGTAAAATGTCTGTAGTGTTCATATTTATAACTCCATAATTTAGGTTCTTCTTTTTTGTAATCGTATTCACCCTCTCTAAGTATTCTTGCTAATCTACTTTGGTGATAAGCGTCATCTACGCTGTATCCATTTCTTTGGTACTCCTGAAGTACAGCTTCCCACATTTGTGAAATATCTTTTTTATCTATTAGAACTCTTGACGCTTTAACTGAACCAACTCCTTTACAACCAATGTATCCATCAGCTTTGTCACCAGTTAATACTTGTGTGCAAAAGTTATAGTCAGCTTTTTGTGTATCTACATATTCAATACTGTCATCTATGATAAAACAATGCCAAGATGGAATTGTTCTCATATCTTTATCACCAGAAACAATGACACAATTATCTTTGTAATCACCAGTTGCTAGTAATCCTAAAGTGTCATCACCCTCTAAGAAAGGATAACTTAATGTTTTGTGAGTTTGTTCTATCCAATGTCTTAATGGTTTGTATGTAATTGGTTTTCTAATTCCTTTTCTAAAAGATTTATATTCTAAATCTAATTGCTTTCTGTAATTAGCGACATCAGAAAACGCTATGATACACATAGCAGAATTTGTTAGTGTCATATAATATGCAATTGCTTGTTTCCAAAATTGCTTACATTTGTCTAAGTCACAATGTAAAGTCCACACATCATCTTCCCACTCAATAGTTTCTTCTAATGCAGAAGTAATCTTATAAGCAAGTAAGTCACCATCAACCAACATTGTCTTCTTTTTGTTGGCGTGAAACTCATTTAAGTTTTTCATATATTCTCCTAATTGTTTTAATACAGGCACGAGGTATTACATTCGTATCTGCAAACGTAATTTCCTTACTGCCTTTGTTGATTGAAAATGAAGCAAAGGTTCTAACTATTTTTTTATCTTTAGAATAAACGTATGCTTCGATTACACATTCTTCAGGTGTAAATTCTTTTAAGTCTTTTTCTGATTGCCAACCACTATCTCCAGTGGGGTCAAGAAAAACAATTCTATATTTTTTGTATTTCATTATATTAATTCTAGTAAATCCTCTTTTGGAATTAGATAACCTTTGCTTGTCCAGTTATCTCCACCGTTGGAAACTCTGTACTCTTTCTCTTTGATTAATTTTTTTAAACGTCTGGTTGGAATAAAGACGTAAGTCTGTTCTTTAAATTTATCTGTCCATAAACAGTAAACCCAGTAGTTGGCAGTAGTAGTATTAATACCACTTTCCTTACCTCTACTTTCAAATTCAACAAATATATTGCCAGTTCTCTGACAAATTTTATCTGTCTTTACTTCTATTTGTTTGCTTTCAATTATCTTTTGAAATTCGTTTTCATACTTTTCACCAAACTCTAGGCAAATATCAAAGTTAGGATTAAATCCTTTAGTGAGTGTCACTCCAGTTCTGTCCTACTTTAATCTATCCATCTAAAGGACATCGAAAATTAAAGTGGTCTTGTGTCTTTTTAAATATTGATTTGGTTATTTCTTTGAATTTTTCTACTTTGTCTTTCTTTACTTCAAACTGAATTTCATCGTGGATATGAAGTACTTGTGCATAATCCTCACCCCAAACAAATCCTGCTTTTTGTAATTCTTCATTAAGAATAATTGTTCCTTGTTTTACAAGTAAACTTCCTGCTGACTGTATTAATGTATTTAAAGAACTATGTTCTGCTCTACAAAATAATTTTCTTTTATCTAAACCATTAACAAAACCAGTTCTTCTATATTTAGAAACAACTGCGTCTTTTAAAGTTTTAAGTGCAGGTAATTTTTTCTCAAAAGTTTCTCTTATTCTTTTGGCTTCGTCATAAGAGACGTTAAGTATCTCACCGAGTTTCTTATTTCCCCCACCGTATATGTAAGCATATATAAAAGTTTTAGCTTTATTACGTGTGGATAGTCCGAGAAGTTTTTGATTTTCGGAATGAATATCATCGGTAAGTAATGTTTTAAGAAAATTCCCATTGTCATATACACACAGGTAATGCCCCAACACACGCAACTCCAAACCAGAAAAATCAACGCCAACAAAATCCATATTGGCAGAAGCACTAAATAAGGCACGAAGTTCTTTACCATATGGTAAATCACTTGAACAAACTTGTGCAAGATTTGGTGAATGGTGTGTGCAACGTCCAGTGACTGCACCATTCGTAATAACTTGTCCATAAATTTTACCTCTTTTAATTTGTTTTAAATATGCTTGGTCTCCCTCTGAAAGTTGTCCAAGTCTTTTTTGTATCATTAAATATTCAGCAATAAGTTTTGCTTCAGGATAATCTAATGTCTTTAGAATTTTTTCACTTACTTCAGGTTTACCACCTGCTGTAAAGTCTTTAGGTTTCCAACCCAAAGTTTTCAATCTTGAAGCTATATGGTCTCTAGAGTTTGGATTGAATGTAATAGTCTTAACTTGTTTGACTGGTACTCCTGCTCTAATTCCTCTTTTCTTATTATCTCTTTTATAAGTTTTAAAACCTATGACTTGTTCCCAAGCAGGAAAAACTAAAGCTAACTTGTCAGCTAACTCTAGTCTCCTCTTGGTTAGGATTGATAAAAGTGTCTCAGCAGACATCTCATCAAAACGCACTCCGTATTGTTCTTGTCGTCTAATCCAGTGTGCGAATTGATGTTCTAAGAGGATAGCTTCTTTAGAATAATTTAAACTGTTTATTAGTTCATATAATTTATAAGTGACTTCAACGTCTCTCTCACAATAATCTTGCATTTCAAGAGACCAAACATCAAATGTAGAATGTTCTTGATAGTCTCCTTTTCGTAAACCCAATCGGTATCCCCAACTTTCAAGTGAGTGTCTTCCGATTAATTTAGGTGGTAGGTCTCTAACTTTAAAATCTAATTCCTGTCTATTGGTATAAATTAATCTTGATAATAAAAGAGTATCAAGAATTTCACCCTTATATTTAAAT